TTATCTATATTCACAACATCTTTTTCTAATCTTTTAGCTTTAGCCTCAAGTTCATTTATTAGTTCTGGTAGTATTGTAGCCATGCATAAACTTATACATTTTTATTAACATATGTCAATTTATTTGACTTTGGTTAATTACTGTGAAATAACCACATCCAATCAATAATAAATATACAAAAAAGGACAAAAATATGACAAGTATAATAGCAGGTAGTGGAGATGCACCACGTTATCCAAGTGTATCAGTTGGCGTACATAAAGCCAGATGTGTAAAGATCATTGATCTAGGTACACAAAAATCAGATTTTAACGGTGAGATTAGTTGGAAACGTCAAGTTCTAATTATCTTTGAAACACCAGAAGAACTGAATAGTGAAGGACAACCATTAACAATCAGTAAATTCTATACGTTATCATTACATGAGAAATCTAATCTTGGTAATGATTTAACATCATGGAGAGGTAGAGCATTTAGTGAAGCAGAAAAACAATCATTTGATATTTCTAAATTACTTGGTGTACCTTGTTTATTGAATGTTATGGATAAGAATGGGAAACCAAGAATATCATCTATAATGCCAATGAAAAAAGGTGATCCAATTGCTGAACAAATTACTCAAGGAGTAGTGTTTAGTTTAGAGGATTTTCAAAATGGTAAAAAAGAAGTTTTTAATAATCTATCTGAAGGTATTAGAAACATTATTTTAAGATCAAAAGAGTTGGAAGGCATGAACCAAGATCAAGGTGATGAGGGTAATGGTGCAAGTGTCGGTGATAGTCCAATCCCATTTTAATGATTATAACTAATAACTCAAACTTACCAAAAGTAATTGAACGGGCTGTAAAAAATGACCCCTATGATAGTAGTGGGTCAGACATCTCTACTACCCGTTTGATTGCACCCCCTAGAATTAGGGTCTTGCAAATGAGAAATAATGATTTGATTAAAGAAGATGTGTCTGATCGTATATTTTCTTTATTGGGCCAATCAGTTCACCACATTATAGAACGAGCAAAAGTTGCTAGTGATATAGCTGAACGTAGATTGTACTATAAAGATGATAACATCACTAACGGTTGGACATTATCGGGTGCTTTTGATTTGCTTACAGGTGACGGTAAACTTATAGATTTTAAAGTTACTTCAGCTTGGTCAGCATTAGATGCTTTAACAAATGGTAAAATTGAATGGGAACAACAATTGAATGTTCTTGATTTCTTATGTCGTAAAAACCAAAAAGATTTAACTAAATACAAAAAAGAATTAAAAGTTAAATCATTGTCTATCATGGCTATACTACGAGATTGGTCTAAATTAAGAGTAATGCAATCAGACAACTATCCTAGAAAACAAGTTGTTATGATACCTATACGTAGGTGGTCAGATCAACAACAGGAAGACTATGTTAAAGCTAGAATAAAACTACACCAAGACGCAGAGAAGATGAAAGAACTACCTTTGTGTACAGCTAAAGAAAGATGGCGTAAAGAAGATCAGTTTGCTGTTATGAAGGATGGTAGAAAATCTGCTTGGCGTTTATTTCCTACAAAAGAACAAGCTAAACAATTTATCGTTGGTGAAAAAATGGTAGAAGGTAAAGGCTGTGCAATTGTAGAACGTAAAGGTGAAGACGTAAGATGTCAGCACTATTGTAGTGTCAATGAATTTTGCTCTCACTACATGGATGTATCATTCTAATGAGTGTTTATAAAAAACAAATAGGCGGTGACCATTACAAAAAAATGGTCATCCAACCTGCTAAATTTATTAATGCTAATAAACTTCTTTACGCAGAAGGTGCGGCCATCAAATACATATGTAGGCATGGCTCAAAAGGGGGTCTAGAAGACATAAAGAAGGCCATACAGTACCTTGAAATGATTAAGGCTAGGGATTACTCCAAAAAGAAAAAATAATACCAATTAACCTGTTATTCTGATAAAATAGGAGGTTATGGATTACAGATTTACAGCAATATTAATAATACTTATGTGTTTATTGGCTTTTTTAGGAGGCCCAGCGACATGATTGATAGGTTTTTATTAAAATTTTTTGGTGGTCTGGATAATATATTTTCATTTTTAGAAACATACTCAATTAAATTTTCTGTTTGGTTATGGCAATCAAGAGTAAAGATATTAAGAAGAAAGAGAAAAAAGAAATGAGAGATACAAAAGTATTAGAGCAATTTAAAAAGCATACAGAAAAAAAACTTAAAGAGATGAATGTATTTAAACTTTTAAAAAAAGAAGTAAATCATGGTGCTAATGGTACACAAAATTATGTAATTAAAAAAGGTATTAATAAAGGTAAAATTGCTAAATGAAACGACAACACAACACAGCTATGATTGCTTTACTTGGTACAATTCTTTTAGGTTTATCTACTTATGTATTGATAACTATTGTAGAATTACAAGTTCATGTTGGTATGCTTACTGAAGAAATAATGTCTGTAGATAAACAAATAGGTAGAATTTATAATCATATGGATAGGTTAGCTAATGACTAAATTTTTACTTATATTACAAATGTGTTCTGGCATAAATGGTGAATGTACACAACCAATTCAATACCAAAAATTATTTAATAATTATGCAGAATGTGCTATATACGGTTATTCAGCAAGTGTTGAATATTTAGGAAAGACAGATTTTATTATGATTAATGAACATAAATTACACGTTAGATTTTGGTGCAAAGAGGGTAAAGATGCGTAAGAAAAAAATAGTAAAAAAAACTCCTGTATCTGCATCACATAAAATGATTGCTTTCAAACTAGATGAAGTAAAAGAATTAGTATTAAAAAACTCAAAAGACATAGAAGATTTAAAGGCCCAAGTAAATATGGGTAAAGGTGGCATAAAAGCTATATTTGCAATTGGTTCATTAGTTGCTATTATATTAGGAACAGGAAAGTTTTTTAAATTCTGGGGATAATTTATGTGGTTAAATGCAATATCATTAGCACTAAAAGCTGGTACTCACATATACAAAAATAAACAACAAACTAAAATGCTTATGTCAGATGCTCAAATGCGTCATGCAGAAGCTATGGCAAAAGGTGAAAAACAATACGAAGGCAAATTGTTAGAGGCTCGTCAATCGGACTGGAAAGATGAGGCGGTTCTTATAATTTTAAGTTTGCCCGTGTTGGTACTTGCGTGGGCCGTGATATCGGATGATCCTACAGCAATGGATAAAGTTCAATTGTTTTTTGATATGTTCTCACAGCTTCCATCGTGGTTTACAAATTTATGGATACTTGTCGTTGCAAGTATTTATGGTATAAAAGGTACACAAATCTTTAGAAACAAAAAATAGGAGATACAATGGCTAAAAAAGGTTTATACGCAAACATCAATGCTAGAAAAAAAGCAGGTACATCTAGACCAAAATCTAAAAGTACAATTACTGCTAAAGCATACAGTAACATGAAGTCTGGGTTTAAGAAAAAATCATCATAATGTATGAAGAACTAAAAGACCGTATTAAAGAACATGAGGGTTTTAGAAATGTTGTTTACAAAGATAGTCTAGGTTTTGCCACAATTGGGTACGGTCATTTAGTCAAGGAAAATGATCCTTTTGTAGAAGGACATACATACTCACAAAAATTATTAAACGATTACTTTGAAATAGATTTTACTAATGCTGTAGTTGGTGCTGAAAAATTACTAGGTAATCAAGATATGAATTACAAAGCTAAATGTGTCATAATTGAGATGGTATTTCAATTGGGTATGACAGGTGTATCTAAATTTAAAAATACATTAAAAGCTGTTAAAAAAGAAGATTGGGATACTGCCGCAGATGAAATGTTAGATAGTGTTTGGGCCGAACAAACTCCAGAACGTGCTAACGAACTTTCCTCAACAATGAGAAGTTGCAAATATTAAAAATTAAACTATAAGTTTAGTTATGTTAATCATAGAAGACGTAATTGTTAATTACGGAAAAAATGAAACTGTTGAAATAATTAATGATGTTCATATTTCAAATGGCATTGTTAAATTTATTGATCCTAAAGAACAACTTAAACAATTAGAAGAACAGATTGATGGTTCTCCTGCGGAGTTATATGAACAAAAGAATATTAGTGATTAGTGATATGCACGTTCCTTACCATCATAAGGATAGCATAGAATTTTTAAGAGAAATAAAAAAAGAATATAAACCAGACATGATTGTTAATATAGGTGATCTATTAGATTTCCATGCCATATCTATGCATGAACATAATCCAGATTTATTTAGCGCAGGGCATGAATTAAAAGAAGCTAGAAAATACATTAAAGAACTAGAAGATATATTTCCTAAAATGGTAGAAGTAGATAGTAACCACTCTAGTCTTGTTTATAGACGTGCATTAAAGTTTGGTATGTCAAAAGAATTTCTAAAAGATTATGGTGATTTTCTTGGTACTAAAAAATGGGAATGGATTGATGATTTAACTTTAACATTATCTAATGGTAAAAGATGTTTTTTTACTCATGGAAGATCAGCAGATGTATTAAAGGTATCACAAGCAATGGGTATGAGTTGTGTACAGGGCCATTATCATACTAAGTTTCTTATCTCTTATTGGGCCAATCCAGATAATATATTTTTTGGTATGAATGTTGGTTGTATGATAGACCAGAAGAATATGGCTTTTGCTTATGCCAAAAATTTTAAAACTAGATTTATAATAGGTTGCGGAATGATTATAGATGGTATTCCAAGATTAATGCCTATGATCCTAGATGATAAAGGTAATTGGATTAAGAAGTTGGTTTAACGAGCCGTACATGGTACGTTGTTAGTTCCAACTAGGGGTGCTTCTGCAAAACACATATAAATGTATGATTCACCAGATTGATTTAAACCTGCATCAGTTCCTCTTAATTTAAAACCATTACTTAAAATATCTGTTGCAAAAGCTGATGCTTTATTTTCTGCATTAGAATTATTAGCTGATGGGTGTTGTGTTTGATTAGGGTTCATTTGACCAAAATTTTGTAAAGCTGCTGTACCACTTCTTTTATTATCTTTCATATACCAATTATCAGTATTACTAGTTCTTTTTATCATAACAAAAGCAGGTTTAAATCCTGTATAAATAAATGTTCCATCAGCATTTCCATTACCAACATAAGAACCAAACTTACTATAACCAGTTTTCTCTGCGAAGCAGTAGGCTATTTGTGTTTCACCATTTGTATCACTTTTTTGAAATACCGAAGATGTAGGTACAGGATTACCACTATCTACTTTAGCATTAGTTAAATTTAAATATAAATAATCCATACTTCCATCAATAGTTGATGTGTAATACACCCAATCTGCAGAAGCAGAATATCTTTTAACTATTACCACTTTTGGTGCAACCCCTAAACCATGTCCAATAGTTCCTGACGAACCTGTTCCTGTCCATTTAACAATACTAAATCCACTTGTAGTATTAGCACTAACAGTTGAGGTTATGCTTCCATCTGTGTTTGATGAACCTGCACCATTTGCTTTCCAGTTCCATGATGCGTAAGTTCTAGTGTTTTCATTAATACTTCCATTTCCTAAAGCAAAGCCATCTGAGTTCCAACTTGTAATATTGGTTGTACTTGTTCCTTCAGCATCTGTACCATTAGAAAAAATATATTTTGTATATCCTCTAACTGCATCTGCAAGTCTATGACCTCCTGTTTCACTACGAACTTTTACCCATGTCAAATCTGGTTGATGACCTACTCCAGAGATAGTTTGTGTAGAACCATTACCTGTGTAAAGTTTAGTATTAAAATAATCTGTAGATTTGTTGATAGTTGTGTATGCCATTATAAGTTTAATCCTTTTGTTGATAAAGCAGTATAGCCTGTTGGTACATCATATTCAAATATTCCATTTCCACTTGCGTTAGTTCCTGCACTAGATACTGCTGTAGTTCCGAAGTAACCATTGCCGAAGTTTGCTTGACCATTACCATCTTCTCTATGTGCTATTGAGAATACATATTGACCATTTGTTCCAATTAAAGAAGTAGCTTTTCCACCTGTACCAGTAGCACCACTTGTTGGGTCAGCAGAATTTTCCCATGTTCCATTCTTTCCCCAATATAAATAACTATTATCTAAATCCATAGCTAATTGAATAATATCTCCATCTGTATAAGTATTAAATGTATCTATTGTAGAAACTTGATTAAATAAATTTCCACCAGGATACCAACCAATATTTTGTGAGTTGCTACTTTGATTTAAGTCATCACTTCTATTTTGAAAATCTGAACCATCAATATTCATAAAACCTATAACACAACCATTAGCTCCGTTTCCTGCATCAATAACTTTATATTCCCAATAATATTTTCCAGAAGATGCACCTAAAGTTGAAACTGTATTTACCCATGATGAAGTTGAACCAGGTCTATCAAATGTTAAATTACCATTACTATAATTTCCAGATGTTGTACTTCTTGCTAAAGGATTTAATGTAGCAAAAATATTGCTTGGAGAATCTTCTGTTTTTGTAAGTGTACCACCACCAACTGTAAAGTTATTACTATTACCAGATTGGTCTGTAACTGTGTTTCCATCTTTTAAAATCCAAAAACCTGTAGTTCCATAAGATACACTAGGAGAAGTTTTTATTTTCCATTCTCCAGTTGTGCTATCTGTTTCTCCAAAGTCTGATGCTGAATAAGAGTAACCATCACAAAAATGTATATGCGACATTAACCCATTAAAAATACCAGATGAGTTCCAAGTTTGTCTACCTATGTTATGTTCAACATTATGATTTAATTGAGCATCATAATTTAGTGATGGATTAGTTCTTGAATTAAAATTGGTTTCCTCTACTCCATTTATCCAAATTTTCATTCTGTCATCTGCTGTTGCGTTTGTACTGTCCCAAGCAAAAACTAAATGTAACCAAGCATTAAAATCTCTAAAAAGTCTTGAAGGTGTTAAATTTCCAACTGTTCCAGAACTTGGTTTGTATTCTGTCCAAGATAATCTATAGTCACTTCCAAAAGTTATAGTACCTTCATTATCTCCAGATGTACCAGAAACTAACAAAGCATTATTATTTCCTGTTCCTCTTTCAGAAAGTTTTACCCACATAGATAATGTAAATTTTTTTCTATTACCACTACCAAAAGTTCTTGTTAAATATGTACTAGGCATTAGTTAAATTGTCCCCCACCTGTTGCACCGAAGCTAGAAGTTAAACTAAAGCTACGATCAGTTGTTTGGTTTTCAGCATCCGTAATTCGGAGTGTGAAATTATAGGTTGTTGCAGTTGTGCTTGAACCACCAAAGTCTGTAGTTGTTATCACACCTGTAGATGAATTTAAAGAACAATTTGCTTGAGAAGCATTTGTTAATACATTGGTTACTTCAGAATAAGTAACTGCACTATCTGAAGTTCCAGCAACTGTAGCTACAGTTCCAGAAAAATCTCCTGCAATAGTTCCTAGTGTACCTGCAGCAGTTGTCCAAGTAGGAGCATCTGAAACAGTTAAAATATTTGTAGATGATAGTACGGCTAAACCATTAGGATTTTCTATTCTAATTTTATATTGAGCATCAACAGTTAGTGTTGCTTGAACTGTTAAAGAAGTTGAGTTGTTAAATGTAACTGTGTCTGCAACATACCAAATACCAGTAGAAGGATTTAAAAATTCTACTTGAGGTACTGAAACATAATTAGTTCCTGTAATTGTAATTGAAGTTTGATTGTTAGTAATAACATCTGGAGTTATAGAAGTTATTGTAGGTTTTGTTTCTGCAACACCTGTTAATTGAGAACCATCTAAAGCAGGAAGTCTAGAAGAACCATCTAATTTTACAAACTCATCTGCTGTGTTAGCATTTGTATATATTGTAGCAATGTCTTTAGCTTTAGTCATAGGATTTTACCTATAACACTATTGTGTTAGCTTCATCTTCAGTTAATGCTTCTCCTGCAATTAACTTTGCTTTAGCACTAGCTTTTAAATCTGCTTTTGCTTGTCTATCTGTTTCTTCTGCTTGTCGTCTAGCTTCAGAATTAGTTTCGTCTGTTTGTCTTTGAGTTTCTTCTTCAGCAGTTAAATCAAGTTCTTGTATTTCTCCTGTTTGAAGATTGTGTATTATTTTTTTAGTCATTATTTTTTTACTCCATATAGTGTAAATACTGAATTATGTAATGCACCACTAGTCAAATAAAATTGAACTCCATCAACATTACCAGTATTGTCAAGGTGTCCTGCATTTTCATCATAAAATATATAATCTCCTGATGTCCCACCTGAATTATCTCTACCCCAACTATGATTTTGAAAACCCATATATGAGTTTGTCCCCATTATAGTCATTTCAAAATAAGCCCAATATCCACTACGAACTCCCCATGAGTGCATAAGAGCATAATCTCTACCATCTGCATCACTATTTGCACTTTGTGTATTTTCACCGTTATCTCCTGCTCGTCTGTATAGGTGTGAACCTGCATGTCTATAGTCACTAGAACCATTATAAGCAGAAGTGTTATTTAAAAATCTCATTCTTATTTGAGTATTTTCTGTATTTGGTTTTAACATAATAATAAATTTGTATGCTCTATAAGTGCTATGGTCTATAAATTGAGCAAAATTATAAGAAGTTGCATTACTAGAAGATAAATCTACTCCTGCAATTTTTACAAAGTCAGATGATACTGTTCCCCAAGATGGATTTGCACCAGTACCACCAGTTTGTAATACTTGACCAGAAGTTCCTGCACCAAGTCTTTGTAATCCACTTCCATCTCTGTAAAGTATATCGCCTTGTGTTGTTAATGTTGTTGCAATATCACCACCTTCTGCCATTACATTCCAGTAAGTAGCATTAGTTGGTAAATTACCAGTTGAAGCTAAAATACAAACATAAGATGATCCATTGTATGAAACAACGTCATCTACTGCATAAGCAGTACCACCTGCATAAGCACCTTGCCAATTGAATTTTATTGAACCTAAATTTATTGTTGCCATATGTTCTCCTTTTACCCTATTTTTATTCTATTATCAATTATATTGTTGAAATTAAATTACCATTATTATCAATGCTAAAAACAAAACCAGATGCCGCAAATAATACATCATCAAATGAAGCATAAGTAGCCGCATCTATATTATCAGAACCACCATCTGTAGTAGTTACTATTAACTCACCATTACTATTAACACTAAATCCATAAACTTCTGCACTACTAGCATTTCCTGCTACAAATGAACTGCCAGATGCGTTCCAAGTTAATACTTGACCATCTGTAATACCAGCAGTTGATACATCAGTAGCATCATTAATACTAAAATTAGCTAAATTAAATGTTCCATATGCAATAACATCTACAATGTCAGTTCCAACTGTACCAATTGCACTAGCAAAAACTATTGAATTACCAGATGTAACTGTAACATCAACAGCATTTACTTGTTTTACACCATTTAAATATACGTCAATGTAACCAGCATCATATGCCATAGTTTGACCATAATCATCAGCACCTGTTACAGTAGTAGTTGATGATGATATTGAATACGTATATCTACTAGCAGTACCATTTACACTTGACCCTGCCGCAGTCCACCCACTTGATGAGTAAACTTTCATAGTTTGTGATGTAGTATCAAAATAAAGATCACCAATATCTAATGCTGAACCATCTGGGTCTTGTGTAGGTGCTGTAGCACTTGGGCCAAGATAGATATTTGCAAAAGCATTAATCTCTGCAAGGTTGTTTGCCGCAGTTGTAATTGAAGATATATTAGTTCCAACATTTGTTACGTTAGTATCATTTGCCGCTACTAAATTTATATTTGTACTGTTTGCATTAACTGCATTTATATTTGTTGAATTTGAATTAACTGCACTAATTGCCGCACTTATTCCAGAAACATTTGTTATTTCAGTATCTATTCCAGCAGTTGTGTTTATATTCGCTATGTTAGTTGCAGTTGTGTTTACATTAGCTATTGATCCAGCAACAGTTCCTATTGTGTTTGAACCAGATAAATCAGCCGCAACTGTATTTACATTTGCTTGGTCTGATGTTGATAATTGTATTTGCCTCCAAGTAGTATTACCTAGATCATAAACTTTCATTACATCATCAGTAGTATTGAAATATAATGCACCGTCTGTTAGTGCATCACCGTCATTATCTACCGTAGGGTCAGATGCTTTAGCACCTAAAAATCTGTCATCAAAATTATCTAATGCCGCTTCAGCCGCCGCTTGAGCATTTTGGGCCGCAGTAGCACTAGCCGCAGATGCTGTAGCTTGTGTAGTTGAAATTCCTGCTTGAGTAGTTGCAGTAGTTGCAGATGTAGCCGCATTTGTTTCTGAAGTTGCCGCATTAGTTTCAGATGTAGCCGCCGCAGTTGCACTTGCCGCCGCCGCAGTAGCTGATTGTGTTGCAGAATAGGCATCTACTAATAAATCCCATTTAGCAACATCTGTATTAGATGAAATAGGTTGTGCGCCAGATGATGTGTGAGCAGTATTACATAAATAAATGTTATTGTTTGATGTGTCTTTTACAATATCTCTAGCA